CGGCAAGTTGACGGCGAGTGACCGGGTTGACTGTCGCCTTACCCAGTTCGTCATCAAACCAGAAGCCGTCGCGTGCAACCTCAGCCTGCGACACATCTCGGGCATCCTGAAAGCCCTTGATGATGTCGGCCTGAATGTCCTCAGGGATGCCGTACCGATTCGCGACTGCGGACAGAAGTTCAGCCTCAAGGTTGCGAACCTCGGCAGCAACAGCGGTATCCCCGCCTTGCACCTTCGCCTGACCAAGGCGACCGATGGCAGCGTTACGCCAATCACCCATAGTCATCTCAGTTGTGGTCGAAACCTCATCATCAATCTTGCGCGTGATCCGCACAGTCTGATTTCCACGCAGTGCCTTAGATGACGCCGAGTAGGACAGCATCTCGTCCACTGCCTCATCGGGCCGAAGGCCCGACAGGGAAACATAACCGAGAGGCCGACGACCACCAACCCACTGCATCAGGGTTACTAGCGGCTTTGACTGCCCAACAACACCCAAGGGGCGAGCCATCCATCGCTCAGTCTGACCAGTACGCAGAATCATCTCATTCTGGTACAGCCACTTCTGCGCCCTGCCAGCCATGCCTTGCATAGGAACGAAGTTCGCGTTGCGACCGACGTTTGACAGCAGTCCAGACTCGTCAGTCTGCATGAACATGTCCCGTACGGCAGTGAAGAACTCGTCACGCTCAAGTGCGGAGTCAAACACCTGCGTCACGGCCTTGGCCTCATCAGGGGTGAAGTGGTACTGCCCACCCTCAATGAACTTCGAGCGCAGAGAAGCGTTCATGTCCGTGAGTGTCCACACATGATCCGGTGCCTCTTGGAACAAGCGACCGATAGCGGCGTAGTCGCCACGGTCAGCAAGAAGGATGTCCTTCACCAAGCGGGGGTCGTCAACGCCCTGGAGAACATATGCGAGCTGCGTGCGATTGCGCGAGCCAGGTGTGGCCCACCGTCCTAGCCAGGGGCTTGCATAAATCTCCGCAAAGTCGCGAGTGTTGGCAATGTCTTCAACACCCGTTCCTAGGGTGGAAAACCTGCCCTCAGCACCACCAGTCTCTACCCACTTCAGGTGATCATCCAGCGTGCCATTCAGTGCCTGAAGATCCCGCACACCACGGATAGATGTGGAAAGACCAGCCGCACGCTTTGCTACACCGGAAACGGCACCGACGCCCTTGCCTGCAAGCAACTGCCAGCCGATGTCGGCAGCTCCGCTGCCAATCGTGCCAAGGACGGAACTGTCCCAAGCCTCCTCGGTGGCCTGCTGCCCCATCGCATATGGGTTGTAGTCAGAGTCAGGAGCGTAAGCGAACTGATTCCACTCAGGGTTCTCAAAACGGTTAAGCGCATAGAGGGCCCCGCCAAACGGACTGGTGGGCGAGAACGCGGAAGTCATGGCTGCCCGACCCGGTGTAATGTAGGAAGAGGCGTTCCACATCTGAACAAAGTCAGAGAACTGCACACCATCCCGGTACAGCGGGTTGCTTACAGTAAAGCTTTGAATTGCCGTCGATGCGGGACGCGATAGCGCGTCATCCACAAACCCGGCAATGTTGACCGCGCCCTGAAGTAGCCTGACAGGACCCGTGATTGGAGCGGCAAGGATCTGGCCTGGGATGTTGTTACTGTCAGGCACCACATTGTCAAGAAACTGCGCGAAGCCAGTATTCGGGTCAGGCGCAACCCGGTCAGCCGCCTCCGCTAGGAAGTTCTCAAGGAAGCTTGGCATTCATACCTTCCTCGATGACTTCACGGCTACTTCGACCCGTCAGCGCCTGAAGGAACTCCTCGCGATCCTGAACTGATTGCCAGTCCACGCGAGCAAGACCTAGCGCAATGTCAGCATTGTCAAAGCCGACTGCGTCGGCGGCGGCAGCAAGATTGTCCAGAAAGGACAGCTCCCGCCACTGCGCCCCACGACGCTTCATCGCACACCTTGCAGATAGCGGACAAACGCCTTAAAGGTGTCAGGCGTGTCAGCCCAGCGGGTGGCCTGCTCCAAGTACGGCAGGTACTTCACGACAGCAGGGGGGCGTGACTGCGGTGAGTTGGCGAGAACATCAGGTCCCGGTCCAGGCCCGAAAGGGGCACCAGCCGTGATCGGCTCATCCGGTCGCTCCGTAGGGGCAAACAGGGGAGTGGGGGGAGCCATCTCCTCCGACACCACCTGGCGTCCCGTGCGGGGGCGCGGAGTAGCGGGAGCCTGTGCCATCGGTGCAGAAGTCTGAAGATCCATCATCTCCTGACCTTCCCCGTACTCGCCACCAGCGATGTACCTCGCGCCCTGACCGTCTGTGCGGCGCGACATGGCCCCAGGACCGGACACAGGAGCTGGGTTGCTTGGTCGGCGCATACCGCCGTGGCCCTCAGCCATCCTGCTCCTTCACAACGATCTTTGAAATGTCAGCCGCTGTTTCTTCAGCAAACTCTTCCCGATCCACCTGAACCCACTCATGCGCTGACTGACCAAGGGCCAGTAGGGCAAGGTTCTGGAAATGCTCCGCAGCGGCCTGCGCCATCTGCGAGGCGAACATCATGGAGGTTGCGACCGTGTCAGAGTTGAACCAGGGTGTGGCTTCAACGACTACAGGCTGCTCGTCAATAATCTCGAACTCGTTGTCCTCGTCCACACCCGGTCCTTTCTATGCACGCTTCTTTTTCGTAGAACCCGGCGGTTTCGGACCCTCAGACCCTGCAACATTGGCAGCAGCACGACGCTTAGAAGCATTCTTCTCTGCCTGCTTCGCAGCCTTCTGCTGATCCTGAACATGCCGCCAGTACCTGTACCGGGCGCTTTCACGGCGATTGATGTCAGTACGAAAAATCAACTCACCGGAGCGTGGGTCCTTCTTCTGGTCTGCCATTTCACCACTTCACCTTGTCAGCCCAGTAGGCCGCGCTCATTTTGCCCTTCGCGATGTTCTTCGCATGACGAGCTTTAAAGGACGCCTGACGTTTCGTTGGCTGCCTGTCACCCGTCACACCCTGCTGACCAAAACGAATCGTCTTGACCTGCGAACCCTCCTTAGCCACAACGACATGCGACTTCGTCGGGTGGTTAGGGGTGCGCTTAGGCTTGTTGTAGCCAGATACGCCAGCGCGCTCCAGGCGCGAATCCTTCTTACTTGCCACGCTTCTTCCTCACCGCAGCGTTATCAACAAGGTTGGGGTACGGCCTACCCGCCTTCTTCGCACGCGCCTTCGCAGCAGCCTTCTGAGCTGGAGTCAGGGGAGTGGACTTCTTGCGCGGGTTAGGCCGATCCCAGAACGCCGCTTTACTTGCCACGCTTCTTGGGGCGCTCCTTGAGCTGACCCTTAGAGTTGTACAGCGACTTCTTAGCCGGGGCTTCGGGGCGCAGCGTGCGCGATCCCTTGGAGCCACCCTTGCCTGTACGACCTGCCTGAGCCTTCATCACTTGCTCCCGTTCTTGCTACCACCGTAGCCGTTACCGACCTTCGACTGACACCCACAGAAATTGCACATCAGCGAGTCCCCTTACCCGTGCCACGAGTACCACCCGGCTGCTTCGCATTCGCATGATTCGTCCACGAATTAGCCGAGCCAGAAACCTGATGCGGAAGCGCATTCGTGTTCGACACATTCGACACATTCACATTCGGCGGCTGAACGTAAGCCGCAGCCTTACCACCCTGATTAGCAGGCTTCTTAGGCGCTGCTGCCGGAACTGCCATGATGTTTCTCCTTAACCGATAGGTACTCTGCGTGACACATTCGCTGACAGGTTCGGCTCGCCACGCGAGGACAAACCAGCGAGAAGGAAGTTCAAATCAGGACGCCCACCGGGCGGCAAACCAGCCTGCCCAGGAGCCACACCACGCAAACGACCCGTGGCATCAATGCCCTCAAGGTTGTCACCACCCGACATGGGATCCTGCATGGGATCGCCAGGGACCGGGGAGGCAGCATCAACCATCGGATCAACCATGCCGGGTGGCGGCTCAGGGGGAGCAAACGCTTCCGCGATCACTTCCTCAATCGGCTTACCCTTCTGCCTGCCCTCAATGATCACCGCGAGGCGGGTAAGGATCTCCCCAGGATCCTGACCTGCCTGAGCGAGAACAGGAATGGCTTGCGCGTAACCAGCAACCGCCTGTCGCAGTGCCTGACGCATGTCCTCGATGTCCAGCTTCTGCTCTTCCTCTGTCGCGTTCAGTGAGAACGGCAGGGATCGGCGTAGCCAGTCCTGGGAGATGAGGCGATCCCCACGGGCCTGCAACCCAAACACCAGTGCGCGGTTAGGGTCCAGACCCGCCATGAGGCCATACTGCACATCGACCGAGTAATCGTTCTTGATGTCTTTCTCGGGCGAGTATGAAACCTCATATGGGGTGCCATTGTCGTTTCCGCGAACAGTCTTGCGGAACGACGACCAGCAGACCTCCTCCACCTCGAAGCAGAGGGCGATCAAATCCGTGTATGCCTCAGCGAACATGGCGTGCGCGGTGCGGACCTGGGTGTCGAACCCGGTCATCAGCGCCTGCACGCCACGGCCTGTGACGATGGATGCGTCTAGGTTGCCACCGCGAACCTCAGGGTAGCGGGAACCCTGACGCAGTTCGTTGTCGAGAATGCCTTGCTCTTGGAACGCAGCGGCAGGAACCTCAAGCGGGATGCGCCGGATCTTCTCCGGTGTCGTGGACCGCAGCACCGCATCAGAACCGAGTGACAGTTCCTGCACATCCTGGGGGAGTGCGATAGGTGCCTGCACTGACTTCTGTGCTGCTTCCATCGCGAGGAGCGCGAAGCGTGCCTTCGCCACCTGAACCGCGATCACATCATCGAACTGACCACGCGGATCCTCATCCAGGCCAGGGCGACGCACCTCCACCGCGAGGCACTTGCCCACCGGGTTAGCGGTACGCAGCAGCTCAATGCCGCCCTCACCGGGCAAGAACAGGATGTCCACATCCTTGTCGTGGTAACGCACCACCTCGATCTTCGTCGTGGCACCCGGTGCCTGCGACAAGATCACGTTCTCCAACTGCGGGAACTTCGCAATCAGATCATCGATGTGGTAGTTGATCGTCTGGAACAGCGCCTTTACCCGGTCACGCTTATCGCGCACCGTGTAGCAGCCCATCGAATCCAGCCACTTGATGCGCGGCATGCGCTCATCCCAGTCGATCTCCACGATCCCAGGAACAAAGCCATACGTCACATAGCGGTCAGCAGCCGTATAGGCCTGCTTCTGCAACTGCGAATACTGCACATAGTAGGTGGCGATACGGGTACGCATCTCTGCACGCTTACGGGCAGAATCACTCACCATCGACGAGCTAGAGCAGTTGAACGAAG